CCACCTCCAGGTTGTGTACCTAACCAAGGAGATATCTGTGAAGTCTACGGTTATGGCCCTGGCGGAGAGTGCGCTAGACTGGGTACCGTAAGCTGTGCAGGTAACTGTACTAACTTGGGAGGCATCGTTTGCTAACAAAACGATTTGCATTTGTTGTTGAAGGCGATGTGTTCTTAACTATGGACCTACCTGATCAACCCAGCGATATTAGTACAAGAAGTTGGGACAGATGGATTGCGGCATTTAGCTCTGATCCATCAGTCATAAATATCGACCGTTACCCTAACGTGGACAAAACGTACACATATAAGGATGGAATTTTTTATTCTGACTCTGAAATGCTATATCCGGCTACAGAAGTTGAGAGCGTTTCAGAAGGTATCTGTAGGGTAGCTGTGGTTGTTGATGAGGATGTAGTAGGAACAATTACCTATGTTAAAGAGGATATGGATCCAGAAGATTTTTATAGGATTCAGGCTGGTTTATCCTCTGATGCCCATGTATTTCCCTGCTCCCAAGAAGTTTCTATTGGTTGGGTGCATGACGGAACCGCCTTTTTACCCCACACCAATTAAGTAGGGTACACTATACGCATGTCTGCATGGAAAGAATATAAGCAAAAACTCCAAGATATGAAAGAAGCTCAAGGAGAAACTAGACCTTGGCAACTTTTAAATAAGGATAATTACACTACCGACGCTATAGCTGAGCTTAGGTTTAACATTTGTAGGGGCTGCGAATTTCTTACAAAATCTACAAACCAGTGTAAAAAATGCGGTTGTTTAATGCACCTAAAAACTAAATTAAAACTTGCGGAATGTCCCGTAGGAAAATGGTCTAAAACGGAAGATTAAGAGGGCTAAAATGTTTAATCCAAAAGTAGTATCAAATTTTTTATCTAAAGAAGATTGCGAATACGTAGTAACCACCGTATCTAAAGTAGATACTTGGGAGGGTGCGGGCAATGATTTTTGGTCTAATAGGGCTTTAGGACTTCCCAACCTTAGAAAAAACATAGACCCTAAAGTTGCAGATATTGTTGCCGAAGCCACCATAAAAGTTAAAAACGCTATTATGTTTGAGTACGGCCTAGACAAAGAAGTTTACGCAGATCTTACTCAAATTATTCGTTGGTTTCCCGGAATGGAGCAACCCCCTCACGCAGACGACATGACTAATACAGAACATAGAGGTTTTGAGCATAGGGTATTTGGAGCGATAATTTATTTAAACGATAACTATTCTGGGGGTCATACGTACTACCCGGAGCATAATTTTGAGGTTATACCAAAAGCTGGAAACTTAGCTATACATCCTGGTGATCCTGAACATCTTCATGGCGTAACTAAAATAGAAGATAGCACTAGGTACACGATTGCTTCTTTTTGGACTTTTGATAAATCTAAAGAGTATGCGTTGTACTAATGCATGAAAAAATACTTATTTCTGTCCCTTCATATAGAGAAATAGAATTAGAACACACTGTTCGTTCTTTTTATGAAGACGCTAAGTATAAAGATCGTATCTTATTCTCTGTAGTATCTCAAGACTACGAGCATCCAGATCTTTCATTTATACCTACTTTAAATTTAAGATATCTAAAAGTAAATCCAAAAGAAACTTACGGCGTAACTTGGGCGCGATCTTTATCAACCGCCATGTTTAGCGATTACGATTATGTTCTTCAGATAGACGCACACATGTTTTCTGTAAAAAATTGGGATGTCGACATAATAAATGTATATAAAAAAGCAAAAGAAAAATTCAATTCCCCAGTAGTTTTGAGCGCATACCCCGCGATGTATAGACTATATTCCAATGGAAACAGAGAAACAGGACCGGTTTTACGTATGTCCCACGCCGTATTAGAAGGTGCCCAGTTTAGAAATTGGCCTAGTCATAAAGAAGCCGAAGACTTAACAGAACACCACTATATACATGGAGCTTGCGTTTTTTCTGAAAAAGAGTTTTTGTTAAAAGTGCCTCAAGACCCAGAATTAGATTTTTTTTGTGATGAGATGTGTTTAAGTATTAGGGCTTTTTATCACGGCTACCCAATAGTTTTTTTTAATAACCCGGTATTTTTTCATTTTTACTCGCAAGATAGAATAGCTATACAAAGTAACGTAAAGCCGTGGAATGATGGCCACCCCAAATTAGACATGTTAAATGATACCTCTAGGGGAAACAAATTTATACGCGGAGAGCTTGAAGGTTTTTATGGTGTCCCTAAAAAAACTATAGATGAGTTTTGTAAATTAACCGGGTATATAGTTCCTTTAAACATAAGCAAAATAGGGGTGCCAACTCATGATTAATAAAGACACTTTTGTTCCAAAACAAACGTTAGTTGTCGTACCACAACCAGGGATAGACAAAAAGGATATTGATAAGCTTTTAATACCTCTGACAGAAATTAAAAAAAGAGATTGGTTTACTTCTCACTTTTACTATTGCCTTCCGCTGTCTATAGGAAATGTTTATGGGTTTATAGTAAGAGCTGAACGAGACGTAACTGTTCATTGGAATGGGGACGACTCTATACATGGCCTTATAATAAATCAAAAACATGAAGACGCTAGATGTCAACGATTTGATGGTCATTTTGGTTCTGGAATATTAACAATTCAAAACTTATGGCATTATCGAACTCCGCCAGGAATAAATTTAATGACTATAACCCCACCTAATTTTCCTCAACACGGGCTTATGCATATGACTGGGGTAATAGAGACTGATAATCTTAGTCGTGATTTTACCTTTAATTTAAAAGTCACCAAACCTAATATCTATGTGACTATAAAGGCAGGAGATCCTATTGGAGCTTTTATACCAATACCTAGATATTTTGCAGATCGTTTTACCATCAAATATGCAGACGAACTGTTTACCCCTGAAGAGATTGAGTTAGAGTACAAAGCCGGGACCGAATTAGCTAGGCAACGGCAACAAGAGGACATGCTAAAGCCCCACTCAGCCGGAAGAAAATATTTTAGGGGTAGGGATGCCTGGGATAACCCTTTTATTGATCATCAAAAGAAGTAGGTTTTGTAAACCCTATAGGTTAGGTCTTTTAGGGATATACTCTCTATATGCGTGGAGAACGAGTCGAAGGTTCCAGATTTACGATCAATCATGAACGTGGATCGATTATTAAGGGCACCACAAAAGAAATAGTACGTACCGTAGGCTATGACTTAGAGTGGTGGCTTTATGACCCTGTTGCTACTGTTGTTGACCCCATATACGACGTTGGAGCTAATACTGGGGGACGTCGTTGGGTTGGCCCATACCACATTCCCGTTATTAACGCTACCTTGACACAAGGCAGTACGGTGCCTAGTGACCGTGGTTTCTACAACACCGACGTTTTAAATATAACAATAAATATGGATATAGCAGAAGGCAGCTCGCTATCAACTAGTGAGACGTTGCTTATCCCAGAATTAAGAGCCCTACCTACAAACCCAGATGCTTTTTTAAGAGATCGCGTTGTATTTAAGAACCAGGTATTTAGCCCTAGACAGGTACTACCTAAGGGGATTATTACTAATGACTACACCTTATTTTCTGTAGTCTGCTACCAGGTAAACGCTGAAGAGCTTATTAATGACCCACAGTTTGCAGAGTACGCGACCTACACTCCATTTGGTCCTAGAGATAGATACTCATTCTATGAGGATCCTGAAGGAACTGTGCCAGGTATTTAATGCCCTTTAAATCCGAAGCTCAGCGTAAATGGATGTATGCTAATGACCCTAAAATGGCTGAAAAGTGGGGGGGTGAAACCCCTAAGGGTAAGAAGCTCCCTAAGAAAGTGAAGAAAAAAAGTGGCAAAAAGCGATAAGCCTGTTTGGGATAAAAAAGATCCTACTCCGGGTAAATCAAAGAAACTTAGCAAGAAGCAAAAGGCTTCTGCTAGGGCTAGGGCTCGGGCAGCAGGCCGTCCCTATCCTAACCTCGTAGACAATATGGCTGCTGCCAGAAAGAAGAAAAAATAATGTGCGCTGGATGTGGATGCAAAAAAGGTAAGTGCAAAACCAAAGCTTGCAAGTGCAAGTGCTGTAAGTAGGCCGACATGTGTGCAACTTGCGGATGTATGCGCCCCAAAGATAAGCACGGCGAGAAGACTCTAACCGCTGCCAACAAGAAGTATGCTAGTACTAAGAAGAAGGCTGCCAGTAAAAAGGCTGCCAAGAAAGGGAAATAATGGCGCTAAAAGGTGGACAGAAAAAACTCGATGCCAACAAGAACAATAAGGTTGACAGCGGTGACTTTGCTATTCTCCGTAAAAAGGGTAGCTCTAAAGCACAAGGTAAAAAGCAAGCCATGCCTCGTAAGAAAGGCATGTAATGTCTAGAAAGCGGCTTCCCTATAACAAGAAAAATGACAAAAAGCAGGACGCCAAAACTACTAAAGGAATGTCCAAAGAAGAAAAAGAAGAGTTTGAAAAATTGGACACAGCCCATGGGAAGCGTAATAAGCCTGAGAGTCAAACCGCAGACCGTAAGATCGATGAGCGTCTAAAAAAGAAGGCTGAAAAGAAAGTCGAAAAACGCCATGAAGCCAAGGAAGGCAAAAAGGGCGAGCGCGAAGAAGAGAAGCGGGAACATAAGAAAAAGAAGCACAAAAAGAAGTAACCAGTTAGGCCCCGAAAGGGGCCTTTCTTGTTTATCCTTATCTATGACGCCGGGGAAACCCGGAACCCTGCTATACCCTGCACGCCTCATGATGGAGGATTTGAGATGATTAATCTTGCACGAAAATTGATGCAAGCCGAGACAGACGCTGATAAACAAGAGTTTGTCCGAGGATTAGTTGGCGCTACTCCTGAAAAGGGGAAGAAGGCCGCAGTGGTGGGATTCGTAGCAGGATACCTACTCTCCTCGAAACTCGGTAAAAGTGACAAGCGTAAGTAACTTCATCTCGAAGCATATTCAACAGGGTCAGCAGAAAGCAGCTAAGAAACTTACTGCACAGCTACGCCGTAAAGCCTACCAATCTGGTTGGCCATCTGGCGCTTCTAGACATCTAACGGTTGTCCCTTCTGATCTAAGCTACAAAGTTACCTATCCAGCAAAGCATGCCCAAACTGTAGAGGATGCTGAATACGGTACTGAGCATTCTCAACCTAATCCAGTAGTTCGTAATTTTTTGACTGGAGTAAAAGATACAGAGATGACTGCATACTTTGATAGAGTATTAAAGAAGGGTGGGCTGTTCTAATGCCATTTATTTTAAATGAGGACCAGGCGCTAAAGGCAGCCCTGTCTGGAATCACGGTATCTGACTCAGGTAACTCAGCACGTCCAGTAGGCGTATGGTTTGGGCAGCCTGATCCAGAAATTAGATTTCAATCCTATCCGTATATCACTATAGATTTAATAAATGTAACTATTGACTCTGAAAGAGAAATGCGTGGCGAGTGGTACTTCACTCCCGGAGAACATAAATATAGTCCTGAAGGAACTGTGGACGGGCAAGAATATAGGTCAAGTCTTCCTATTCCCGTATATCTAGATTATCAAATTACTACATATGCTCGTCAACCAAGACATGACCGGCAGATTATATACGAGTTAACTAAACCAACTCGTATCCCATTTAGATTTGGCGGCCTAGTAATCCCAGAAGATCGAAGCATTCGTCGTCTGGATCTTATCGGGTTTGCCAAAAGAGACACGACTGAACAAGACAAGCGCTTGTTTAGAAATGTTTACACTGTCCGAATTAGCTCTGAGCTCTTCCAGAAAGAGTTTGCAGATGTCTATAAGGTCACTCAAAATCCAAATATCGATATCCAATACACGGCCACTCCATTCGAAACAATAACGCTATAACATGGAAACTCGAGACAATATAAACCTAAACTCAAGGAGAAATACATATGGCTACATACAGTAGACCAGGTGTCTTTATCAACGAGGTACCGCTTCCAGAATCGGTAGCTCTTGGAGATGTAGGAACAGCGGCTGGTGCATTTGTTGGTCCCCTAGAAAAGGGACCTGCAACA